TGAAGACGCGCGAGCCGCGGATTCGCTTGACCAACTGCTCGGCGGCGAGCTGCGCGAAGTATTCGTCGTCAAAAGCCGGGTCCGCGGGGAAATGCAGGTAGCCAGGGCCTGGCGCCGGGAGCTTGAGGCGCGCATAGATCAGCGACTTTGCCCCGTCAACGCCAAGCGGTTCGATCGGCTGGCCCCTCTTGCGGCGCACGCGCAGGCGCATCTGGCGGCGGCGCTTGTCCTCGATCAACGGGCGGCCCATACCGGTGACGCCCTTGGTAGGCAGGGACCACCGTTTGCCGTCGCAGAACGCCATGGCCATCGAGGTGTTGTAGCCCGCGTCGACGCAGACCATGGCCACGCGCGTGTCGCGCAGGTACTCGTCAAGGTCTTCCCAGGGGCCTGGCGTGGCGGTATCTCCAGGGAAAATCTCATGATCGAGGAGCCACCCCTCCTCGCCGTTGCCCCAGGCAACAAGCGAGCATTCCAGGCGGTCTTTTTGCACGTCGACGCCGGCAGTGAGGCGGCGCACCTTGCGGGCGGCGCGCAGCGTGTCGAGGGTGTAGGGCTCGACGCGCGAGAGCACGCTGGCGGCGTCGGCGCCGTCGCCTTCCTCTGCCCAGACTTCGCCGAGATAGGTGTTGACGAAAGCCTTGAGCGCGGCGGTATCGCCCTGCACGTCCACCCACTTCTGCGCGATCTGGCGCCAGCCCAGGCCGAGACCTATCGGGGCGTACAGCGAGTTGATATGGTAGCCGCGCACCAGCTTGACGCGCGGGCGCTCGGCGATCCACCGGCCGCGCGCCAGCAGCGTCGGCTTCTCGCCTTCGAGGATCTCGGCGCCGCAGGATTCGCAGACGTACCAGGCGTCCACGACGACCTTGGCTTCTGCGGCGCCTGGCGCAGTCGATTCGGCAACCTCGGTGCGGTATTTGAGCTGGTCGAATTTGAGGTGATGGAAATCGCCACAGTGCGGGCAAGGCACGTGGTAGCGGCGCCGGTCGCTGCGCTGATAGCCCTGGTCAATGCGGGATTCGTCGGCGTTGGTTGGCGTGGAGACGAGAAAGGTCTTGGCGCGCGAAAAGGTGCGCTGGCGGTTTTCAATCAGCGTCATCGGGTCGCCCTCGCCTCCGACGTCCCACTTGTACGCGTCCACCTCGTCGCAAATCACGTAGGGCAGGTGATCAGAGCGCAGCGAGTCGGCGCTGTTGGCGCCTGCCTTGATGATCCTGGCGTTGGCTCCGTACTCGAGAATGTCGGCGCGGTTGGCGCTGCTGCGCGAGGCGCGGCTCACCAGGTCGGCAAGCGGCGGGTTCTCGCCGATCATCTTGGCCAGGCGCGGATTGAATGATCGGTCACGCAGTTCGAGCGACGGCACGACGACAAGCATGTCGCGGTTGCCCAAGTGGGCCATGCAGTAGCCGAGCCAGTTGAACATCGCCTCCGTGCCGCCGACGCCGGAAGACTTGATGAATACTACGGTGCGCACCGGGGAGTGCTCGGAAAGATCGTCCTGAATGTCGCGCAAGTAGGGGGTGAGGTCGGTCCGCCACTTGCCTGGGGCGTTGGTGCCGGCAATCAGCCAGCGGTGCTTGTCCGCCCACTGCGAGACGGTCATCAGCGAGCGCGGCCGGGCGCCCCGGCGAAACCGCGCGCCGAACTCGGGCAGCGCGCTGCTCGCGGCCTCGGCGCGCCGGCCGATGTCGTCGAGCAGGGTATGCACGGCGTCGGAAAGCAGGTAGTGCACCCGGGTCTCGTCGTGCTCGCCTTCGATGGCTTGCGCGAGCCGCGCGGGGACGGTGCGCAGGACGTCGGCCAGCAGCGCGCGCACGGCAAGCGCGGCGCGCAGCAGGTCGGCGGCGCGCCGAGTCTGTTCCGTAGCCTCGTCAAGCTCCCGGCGAGCGTCGAGCGCCTTGAGGCGCGCGCGCTCGGTTTGGAGTTCGGTGAGGGTGGCGGTGGTCACGTCGTCAGCGAGCCGTCGCCAGAGCCTTTTTCAACGCGGCGTCGAAGTTGGCGCTGAAGTCGCTCGCGACGATCACCGCAGACTGGCGATCCATGTCGATTCTCCGCCGATAGACCGGCGTCGGAATCACCAGCATCAGCAGCTTGGGAAAGCCGCGCGCGTCGGTGGCCCACAGGCCGCGCCGGCGCTTGTTGGCGCCTTTGCCATCCGACCAGAAAATGCGCCCGGCGGCTTTGGCGTGGCGCTGGCTGCGCGGGCTCTGCGTGGCGTTCTGGTAAGGGTCGCGGAACAGGCGCAGGGCGGCGTAAATTTGCTGCGTCTGGCCGCGCGATAGGTTGCCGTACTGGTCGAGCTTGGCATCGGGGCCGGGAACGAGGTATTCGCCGAGGCTGATGAGCCCGGCGGCGGTAAAGGCGTTCTCCATGCGCTTGCGCAGGCGCGTTCCGCCGGCGAACTGGTGCCCGAGGATTTCGGCCATGGAGCGGGAGTTCTTGCCGCCGATCTCGCGATCCTTGAGGTACACGGCGGCTTGCAGCTTGGCCTTTGTGGCGGGGGATATGAACAGGCTTTTCATAACCAGCGGCGTCGGGCGGTCGAACTGCGCGGCCATTTCGGCGAGCGTGGCCTCGCGCACGGAGCGGGCGGTGGTGTTGAGCGCTTGCGAAGCGGCGAACGGGATCTGGCGGGCCTGGTCGCCGAGGCTGGCGGCCAGGGCGTCGAAGCCTTCGAGGCGCACGGATAGGGGGATCATGGCTGGCCTATCTGGTCATCAGGCTGGAGAGGTGGGAAGGATTGCCGGTCGGCGGGTGTTCGTAGAGCCTGCAGCGCGCAAGTGGGGTGACGTGGAGACGGCAGAAGACCGTGCATAACTCGCTGACGTATCCCACTGAGGACCATCCTGCTAACGATCGGCGAGCCTCGGACAGATACCGGCACCCGGCGCAGGAGAACGGAGGTTCGGCGTGGATTACGGTGGCGGCGGGGATCATGGTTTGGCGTCCTTGCTCTTGCGGGTGATTTGCAGTTGGTCGAAGGTGAAGCTGGCGCCAGGAGCGGCCGGAAGGTGGCCGACGGTATGACCGCCTTCGCTGGCGTGGAAGTCGGTGCCGCCGGCCAGGCCGTTGCGGATGGCTTGATCGACGGCCGCGGCGCCGAAGGCTTCGCGGGCGGCGTCGACGAATTCGGCAACGCGCGGCATGGCTTGGCGCAGGGGTTTGGCTGGCGCGCTCATCGCAGCGGCCCGCTGGCTTTGCTGGTGGCGCATTCCCGCTAGTCGAAGATGCGCACACGTTTTGGCATGACGACATTGAACCCTTTGGCGCGCAACCCTTCGACGGTTTCCGATTTCCCGCCGGGGAGTCGGCACAGCATCCCATCGGCCTTGGTTATCGTGTAAAGCAGTGGATGCCCATTCACTCGCATCAATTCGCTGTCGTGCCATGGGATAGTTGTTTCGTGCGAGTGGCTCATAACGTGCTGCCTCCTGAAATGGAAAAGGTGCCCGGATAGGCAGATTGGTCAGAGGTCCGGGCGCTGGCTCTGTGAAAGGTGCGGTTATCGTGGCGGCCGAAGCCTCCCCGCCCCGATCTGCCATCGGTATCACGTATCAACAGACGTGCTCTGTATGGCATGGTGGTCATGCCGTTTTCTTTCCCGCCAGGCGCAGGCGGCGCAGCGCGCGCGGCATCTCGCGGCGCAGCGTGCGGCCGAGCGCCTTGACTTGCTCTTCGAGTAGCGCGCGCCTGGCGCCGGGGTCGCTCTGCACGGCGAGGCGCGGGGCGGTCTGGTCGACGAGACGTTCGAGCGCGCCGCGCAGCGTGGCGCCGAGCGCCTGCGCTTCGGCCTGCATGGCGTCCGCCGGGTAGCGCTTGTGCGTGCGGAGCTGGATCGACAGCCGGGCAAGTGCGTTTTGCGAAGCCAGCAGTGACTGGGTGTAGTCGGCGAGGCGGGGCGCGCCGTCAGCGGCCGCCGGAGTGGTTTCGGTGGCGGCGTCGGCGGGGATCTCCGACAGGTCGTCGGCGTCGCCCGCGTCGTCGCCGGCGTATTCAGCGGCCTCCGCGTTGTCGCCGAGGCGCGCAGGCGCGCTACGGGGCGTTGCGGCGGCTGGGTGGGCTTCCGGTATGGCCTGGCCGCGTTTCGCGGCGTGGCGCGCCAGGACGTCAGGCCGTAGGCCCGGCTTGGTGGCTTGCCAAAGTCGCAGGCTGGCGTCGACGTCGAGGAAGCCGCCATCGAGATGCAGCCGGCCGGCGGCGATGGCCCGGCTGATGGTGCTCTTGTGCACGCCGAGGCGCCTGGCAAAGGCGGCCGGGGTTTCGCGGAGCGGGATGGCTTCCACTTCTCTCTCTCTTCTTTTCAAGAAAAAATAAAGTAGAGAAGGCGGGCGCGCGCGAGCGAACGCACCTGCAGCGCAGCGAACGCATGGGCGAACGCACGCAAACCCGCGTAAACACTGGCACCGAACACAACGAACGCACCGAACGCACCCATAACGTAGCGCGAGATGACGCATGTGCGCATTCCTCCCGTGTCGTGCGTGTACTCATGCGTGTACATCTCGCGTGTAGTGCGCGCGCCGGATGCGTTCGTTGTGTTCGGTGCCAGCAACGGCAAGGGTTTGCGTGCGTTCGCCCATGCGTTCGCCCCGCGTTCGGTGTGTTCGCTCATGGTCTAGTCGTCGCCTCCGAGCGCGTCCTTGAATGCGAAAACGCAGTCTGTCGCCCATTGCGCCTCGGTCTTGTCCGCGGCCTTGCGGTACTTGTCGCCGTCCTCGTGGGCCGATACGGCGGACTCGTCGGGGATGACCAGGCGCGTGCGCTTCGGCGATCCGCCGTAGTACGCGTCGTCGAAAACGTCCTTGAGGTCGATCCGCCAGCCGGGTTGCTTGCGCAGGTAGCCCGAGAGGTTGTTCTGGCTCCTCGGCTTCTCGCCGGCCGACACGCACCAGCGCGAATAGGCCCGATAGATTTGCCAGGAGGCGCATGCGCACACGGGGTAACGCGTCTCGCCGGCCAGCCAGTCGCGACAAAAGCGCTCGATGGAGCCCATGGAAAGCTCTTGGACGGCGAGCTTGGCATCGGTCATCGGCGGCTTGCTGTGCTCGTCGAAATCGCCGAGGTCGAGATTGACGAGGTAATGATGCAGGGCTTCGCGGCCGCCATTGGCCAGGCAGGCGGCCACGTCCTTGTAAAACCCAGGAGATAGCGCTTGCGGTGTCCAGATCATGAAGTGGCGCCGGTCGAATAGCTCGACGGCTGTCGGGTGAAGTTCGTTCGACAGCCAGACGCCGTTGCAGTGGTTGCGCTCTTGCCAGGCTGACAGGTTTTTTGGGTTGATCCGGATGGTGTCGCCGGTGATCAGCGACTTGATCCGGTTCTTGAGAAAGTAGAGCTCGTTGCGCGCGACCACCTCGTCGAAAATCAACATCAGCTTGCGGCTCGCCCAGTCGTTGAACTGGCTCTCTACCGCAGACTGGTCGACGGTGCCGCCGTATTCACCATACAGGCTGGCGATCGCGTCAAAAAAGATGTTCTTGCCGGCGCCCTGCATGCCATGGAAGACCAGCGTCGTTTTCATTTTGGCGCCGTGGTTCTGCAGCGGATAGGCCAGCCAGCGCAGCGCCCAGTCGTAAGCCTCTCGGCTGTTGGACTCCAGGGAACACATCCACTGCAGCAGGTCCAGGAGTATCTGGCAGTCGCCAGCCTTCGGCGTCGTCGGCCAGCCCCCCCACAAGTTGCAGACGACGCGCGCGTCTTTCTCCGTGGGGTCAAAGCCAACTTCTGAAAACCGCGCCACCTTGCGGTCAGGCCGCAGCTTCCAGTCGCGCGCGGCATGGTCTTGGATCAGTGCGAGCACGTCGGCTTTCCGCACAATGATGTGCTCGACAGCGTCGAAGTACGCGCCGTCGGAGCCATACAGCAGCGTCCAGCGCTCGCACGCCTCGTCAAGCGAGTACAAGCCTCGCATTGGCTGGCGCGGCGCGGCCCCTCCCCCCGCCTCATGCGCTGCCGCCCGGACAGGCACTTGCCGTCCGGACTGCCACCCGTGCGCCGATAGGGAGGCCTCGATCTGGCGCGCCACCATCGACAGCCCACCATCGGGGTGCACGTGGAGGTCGTTGAAGTCGGTCGGGCCCTTGTGCGTCGTCGGCCGCTCGCCCGGAAAGATCGGCGTCACCACGTGGCCACCAACGGCGAGCGCCGCGGACCTGGCCGACTCGACGCCAGCGTTACCCTTGCCGTGCGGCTCGCCGCAGGAAGAGCACTCCGGATCCGTCACGGTCGTCCAGGCGGAGCAGGCCCGGCACGTCTGCAGGTAGTCGTCATCGGCACAGACCAGCAGGCGAAGCCCTCGGTACGTCTTGCAAACCGCCTGCGCCACAGGCAGCAGGTTCCCGGCGTCGAAGGCGACGACCACGGGAAGGCCTGTCGCCTCGTGCAGACTGGCGCCGGTGGCGAACCCCTCGCAGAGCAGCGCCACGCTGCCGGCCATCGGCGAGCCGATCAGGAAGAAATGGCCCTTCTTCGCCAGGCCAGCTGGGCAGAAGTCCTTGTCCCTGCCCTTGCGCTTCTTGATCACCGGGTCGTGATAGACCACCTGCAGGCCCCAGGTCTTCCCCTTGCCGTCCTGCACTGGAATCACCAGGTTACCAGTTGGCGACAGCCTGGCACCGAACAGCCGGCCAGCCGGCAGCCCCTTGCGGGACAGGTAAGCGCTCTCGCCGAGCTCGCCGCACTTCCGCCACCAGCCCCCAGCCTTGCGCGCCGCGATTTCATGGCGCCGCAGCAGGTCGGCATCGGCGGCCTTGCGGTCGGCGAGCTGGCGCGCGCGTATCGCCTCCGCCTGCTCCGGCGTGATGCGCGGCCTATCCTCACGCTTGAGGATGATTTTCTGCGGCGCCTGGTCATTCGCCGACCAGACGCCGAACGACCCCACGATCAACTCATCGCCACCGCCGACAGGCAGCGCATGCAGCTTGTACCAGCCCCGCTTTTCCCGATCGCCGACGACCGCACACCGCACGAACGTTGACGTCCCGACTTCAAGCCCGCGCTTCGGGTCGATGATCAGCCCAGCCGCCGCTATCTGCTCGCAAACGTCGTCGTAGTTCCGCCAGCTCATGCGTTGCCTATCCCCAAACCAAAAAACCTAGCGCCATCCCGGGCTTCGCATTACC